CTCACTCACTCTGTTCGTTCGCAGTAAGTATACTAGATATATTCTTTACTTAAGCTAATATCGAAAATTTGATTACTTTTCGACAGAATCATCAAGAATTAGTGAAATAACATCATTTAATGCTCTTTCATACCCTACAGAGTCTGCTTGTACGTATGCCCAATTAGGAGAAGAGTATCCATCCTTAGTTAAAGTCCCTTTACGCGTAACAGAGATTTTATCTTCAAGAAGTTTAGCAAGACGCTTCCTTGTAGGGAAGCATCCTTTAAAATCTTTCTTAATCTCTATTGCTTGTTCAGGCGTTAACCCTTGCGTCCAGCTTGCTTTCATTGTGGTGCATCCAATTGAGCTACAGCATCTTCAGCGCCTAAGTCTTCCTCTGCTTGCTTTGCAAGGCGTGCTGTATCCTGTTGTTCAAATACCGCAGCATTTGGAGAGAACAGAGAATAGCGTGAAAGTCCTAACACTTCTTCTAACAACTTAGCAAGATTCTTACCACTAAGATGTGGAGAAACTACGGCAGCCATGTTACTATTAAAGATTCCAGAAAGCCCCTGAAGGAGCTGAGCTTGCGCAGCAAAATGTCTAGCACCGATAGGGCGAAGCTTGCCAGAAGCAGTAATGTCGTCTTTCGTGATTTTGACAAAGCGTTCTACTCCTAAATCGTCATCCATTACACGAACAACATCTTCCATATCCATATTACGTCTGGAGGTTTCCAACATGGCGTTAAGAGCTTTCTCAATCACTTCAATCTCGAAGGTGGTAATTTTCTCTTGGAAAATACGTCCTGCAGCATTTTGTAATTGTTGAACTTCAAACGCTGTCTTCTCACCAGCAGTACGAATACCCATTGCTTCTCTAGGAGCACCAGCATACATTTCCATACGCTGTTCTAGTTGCTGAATTTGATTCTCAGCACCAATCACCCATTGAATGTTTTTACCAAGTTCTTGTACGTCACCATTCTCATCAATGTGAATTTCAACACCCGGACCAAATTCAAATTCTTCTACATCCCCTTTAATAACAAGAGGAGGAAGAATTGCCAAGTCCATAGCATCTGCCTTCAAATTCTCAAGATGGTCAATACGATATTGCATCCCTACCAGATTATCTAAAGGCCCCATACACCAGAGATTATCTGGACGGAGTCTCCACCCTGCATGGTAGATTGGAGCGTGTCCAAGCCATGTAGGAAGGGCTTCATTACGAATTACATACATACGATCAATAACGGTGATTACGCGTCCACGCTGTAATTCTCCTGTCTCTTGATTATGAATGTCTCCATAGAACTCTAACAGTTCTACAAAGCCACTGGAAAGATATTCCCAATAGTTTCCGAAGCCATCAATTTGAATACCCTCAGCCTTTTGCCACTCTTCCACTCCATAAGCATTAGCGTGGGCAATCATTTTGTCCCGATTCTCTAATGCAGATTTAAGATAGAAATTTTCTGGCTCATCCAAAGACATTCCCTTCAATTCCCCAATGTTCTTAACACTACGGACAATCTTGAAAGAATCTTTGAATGTAGCAGCGATAGGATTGAATACAATATCTAATGGACTGATACGACGAATCTTAGGACCAATGTAATCAGTAACCTTTTTATCATTAGCATCCGTTTTAAAAGAGGCTTCGTAATCTACAGTGCAGAAAGCATTCCCATAATCAATGTAATCATACAGGAGCCTGCTCACAATGCCTCTAAAACCTCCTTCACGGGTTTTATTAGACATGTATGACTCAATGGCCTCAACCTTCTCTTTAGTAGCGTCATTCTTACTATAGGCTTCCCATTTGAGCCAGTCGTCATTAGGAAATAAAGCAGAGATGTAATTAGAATGAAGATTATCCCGAATCTGACAGAGCTTAGGAAGGGTTGTACTGTTCTTCCAAGGAAGGGTTTTATTACTTGTAGTGGATGTATCTGTAGCAAAAATATAGTTACGGAGTTCTTGCCACTGACGAATCTTCTCATCTCGTTGTGAGTTGTAGATAAACCATGTACTGGCAATATATTCAGCAACTTGATCTCCGTGAAAGTCTTTTCTAATTTCTAGGGCTTTTGTAGCCATATTTATCCTTTAATCATCGGTAGGCCACGCCACCAAATTTACTGTGAAACTGAACAACATTGTTCTTTGAAAACATATCTGAACTTCTAGAGCGCTTAGGCTTAACTGCAATACTTACTGCAGATGCCAATGCATCCTTAATGTCGTCATGTGGTGGACGAGCTAATACAAGTTCTTCTTCAAGAACATCTGTATAACCCCCTTTGAAATGCCAAATAGACATATTCTCGTATTTATGTTCAAGAGCAGCAGCAATACGCTCTGCCTTAGTACCTTCATTACGAGTAGGCCTATATTCGTCAACAGACAGGCTTAGTCCTTCTTCTCTGAGTTTATCTTTAAGGTCTCGGACAATAACTGCTTGCGCGATTGAAACTTCCGCTCTGAGCTTTTTGAATTCCCAACGGGAGTGTAGCTCGGCAATGTTTTTAAAATACTCACTGATCCGATCACTTTTGAAGACAACAATGTCAAGTACATAAATAAATCCTTCTGAATCAATTCCAACTACAACAATAGCTGTACTGTCTGCCTTCTTGCTTAAGCTGAAAGCAAAGTCAATAGCAGCATAGACGTTTAATTTATGTGTTTTGTAATACCAATATCCACTTTCTTGTCTTAAGAACTTTTTATCGTAGTATTGAAATTTGCTTCTGTCAATACGATTTGATCCGGGATCATTCGGGTCATTATAATATTGCGCATGAAATTGTACCTTATCAGAGTATTCCGCTCTGATGCGAGCAAGTACTTGGGCATCAAATCCAAAGAACTTCTTGTCTGATCGCATTGTTTTGGGCCAGATGAACACTCCATCAACTTCGACTGCATATTCTCTAATCTCCCATACTGATGCTTTGGAAACAATATCTCCTTCGTCATTGTACACGTCATATTCTTGATCTTTCCATGTAGCATAAACGTCCGAAGGATGGTATCGAGTACCACAAGCAAGGGTAAAACCCCCTGCATTTCTAATAGAGGTAAACTGAGAAGCTTTCTTCATAACACTGTCCCGTCCATCCGATGTATAAGCATTCTCAGGAACAACAATGTCATCAGAGATGATAATATCAGCGTGCCAACCAGTTGTATTTGTAGTCAACCCGGCAGTAGCCACTGTCTCATCTCGAATTGCTTCTTTCTTTCTTTTCTCATGATCAATAGAGAACTTACGTTGACTCCATTTCTCACGTTTACCTTCCTGAGGGTTGATGTATTCTGGAAAATATCGGTTGTAGACTGTACTCCCCAATATATTCTGAATAGCAAACAACTGTTTCTCAGCCAGTTCGGCAGTTGCCGATAAATACAAAATTGATATTTCAGGATGCCTAGTGATAATCCAAGCAGCCCATGTTGCCACCATATGGCTCTTTAAGTGTCCACGAGGAAGCATGATAAGCTTATTCGTAGACTGAGCTTCTCCTTGTCCGTACAGAGAGTATTCCTCAAGCCATTTGTAAAAGCTCTTATGAATCTCTCCATATACGTATCCCGGATTAACGAGACGAGCAAAATAGTACAAATCGTTTAAAGCAGTTTCTCTAAGCTCTTTAGCCTCTGCAGGCATTTTCTCTAGCCGTAGTTTAGCTTCTTCAAGCCATTTGTCTTCTATTCTTGCCATTATCCTGTCCTATGTAGACGAATTACGTCTTGTCCGTATTCATTATCAATGTTAGCTGCGAGTTGCTTCTCTCGTTCAATTTCAGCCTTTGTGGGCCTTCCAGCTCCTCGCTGTGCCCATCCCTTATCTGCAAGCCATTTAGAAGCCCCAGCATTCCCTTTACGGGATTGGACCATCATTGCTTGTACAGCTCTGCTTCTAAGTTTTAATTCAAGCTCTTCACGCCATTCATCAATATACTTACGAATAAGTTTATTCTCCCCTAAGCGTTGCCAATGTTTCCATCCAAGGAAATACTTATTAGCAAACTCATACTCAGTTGGGTCTTCTTCTAAGAGATACAACCGTTTAATGGAGGGATACATTTTACCCCTCCACTCATGATCATAATCTTTAAGCGTATAAATAGCAGTGGAATTATATCCGAGTTCCAAGAACATAGATTGAGTGATGGGTCTACCATTCTCATCTAACATTTGACTCTTACTTGGAATTGGCAAACTCGTCGATTCGCTTTCTGGCGGATTCATATCGCTCATAATAGTAGTCTCTTTCAATTAAGACGCTTTCTGCTCGGGCAGCTTCCCCTGTAAGAAATTCCGCATCTTCTCTGTAAAGCTCTCTTGCGGTACAGGTTTCTCCACCGAGGGGAGTGTTGGGAAGCTTTTCGGGGCTGGGACGGTTTGCACGGAGCTGCAAGCGCTTATAGTCAGCACTAAGCTGAACATTATTAGCTTCGATTTTAGCATATTTGTCTTCTTTAATTTTGTCCGCATCAGATTGCATCAGCTTAGTTGCTGCTATTGCATCTGCTACAGCCTTATCTAATTTCTTTTGATACTCGGTATTCAATCGAGTAGTCACTGTGTGTGTAGTGACCTCTACAGCGTGTTTTACGCGTGCCAGATGGGTAATCCACAAGCTCGCTATAAGAACTCCTAAGAAGCCTATAAACCACCAGTTAATAGGTTTACTGAACATATTCTTCTCCTTTGCAAATAGCTACTTCGTATACTCTACGATTGTAAAGTCCTTGTACGAATTTACCACCTGCGTAAGTCCAATTAAGAAGTGCATTGCAAGCTTCTGTATATTTTCCTTGATTAAGGAGCTTAGCAGCAGTGCTCTTACAGAAAGCACTAACACCTACATTATAAGTAAATAGAGTAAAGGCAACGTATTGGTATTCAGTAATAGGAACCTTAACACATTTAAGCATTCCTTCAGAATGTGCTTTTAATTCTGTACGAAGGTAAGCATTACACTCTTCAGGAGAGTATTTCTTACCAAATACAATATCTTTACCTGTATATCCTTGACATACTGTGGGGACTCCTACGATATCCTTATAGGCGTAATATTTAGTCCCTTCCCATAAGACTGCCCCACTAACTAACGCAGCAGGGATAAGTCCTACAAGCCATCTATTTGCTTGTATCATTTCGTTCTTTCTTCCATTTAACAAACCTATCTTTTAATAGAAAGAAAATCATCAATACGGAGTATAAAATACCAAGAATAGCTGCCCATTCATTAAGTGTAAACCCCCATGCACTCCATGCTACTGCAACAGCAGGAGGGGTGCTTTTTAAAGTTATTTCTGTTAGTGTCATGATCTCAATAGTGTTGGTAAGGAATCACACAAAGAATAAAGATCATAATGGGTCTAAATCTTTTAATGCAAAATATGTTGTAGGAGAAGAAATTGCTAAAGCTTGAAAAATTTCTAGATATACTGTTTTTAAAGCGATAAAAACATCTCCATTAGTAGTAGATGTTACGCGTGGATCATTAAAAATATTTTGCATTGAAGCAATTGCAATATCAATTGCTAAAACTTTTGCTTGAGCAGCTACTAAAGCTGGTCCAGCAGGTGCAATATTTCTTTCCTCGCTTGCTTTAATATAGAACCATCTTAGATGCATTAGTAAAGTATCCCTTTTTGGAATAGCTTCTTCTATTATTCTATACTTGATTTTTTCTTCTTCCTGAGGTGTCAAAGGAAGAGGCACAATAATTGGTTCAGTTTCATGTAAAGTTTCTCCTGGTAAGAGGTCTTCTGGACCAGAAATTGTTCTCCATCCCTGCCCATCTTCGCGCAGGGCGTAACTCATAGATTTTCCTCCCAACCTTGGCAATAGATAAATGAACCGCTGTTTGCAGCCCAATAAATATTTGTACTTTCAAGCAGAAGCTCAAAATTACGCTGTCCAAAATCAGTCGCTGAATTGACAAACGCATATGGGCTATTAGTATTTGAGTTAATTGCACCATAGGAATTATTTGGAGCAACCATGATCAATCCACTAGGGCCACCACTGTTCTGCATTGATCCATGGATGCTTATTGCTGTGACAGGAACAAAAGTCCCCGTAGCAATTGCTACCCAAGTTGGAGTTGCAGTACTTCCTGCTGTCCCACTCGCCATTGTAAGTGTTCCAGTAACATTTGAACCTGTTAACACCACATAACGTGTACGTCGTCCTCTGGTAATCATTCCCAAGAGATATGTATTACCGCTGGCATCTGTTCTCCGTGCACCTGGCATCAATGCCTTGTAATCTCCTGCTACGTATCCAGTAGGTGCAGTAGGAACCGTGCTGCTGATATCAAGGGTTGCCGTCAGTCCTAGAGAGGCGTTGTACCAGAGCCAGATGTAGTACCACGTAGAAGCGGCACGAGCTGACATGATGGACAGAGGAGCACCAACAACACCATTTGCATTAATAGTTTTAGAAACTGAAGCCTGAACAACATAGTTACCGGTACTGTTTCTTAAAACCACTTCATCAGCAGAACAAATTACGTTATAATTACTCACTCCTGTTGAATCTGCTCTCCAATTACGAAAACTTGTTGCTGTTGGAACAAGAGAAATTGGAGTAGTGAGTCCTGTTAAAGAAGTAATATCACTATTCGTCCCAGATGCTGCTGCTCCAGTGATTCCAGAGCTAGCTAAAGTCCCAGATGCTGCTGCTCCTAAAGCTGTTCTAGCTGTAGCTGCACTAACACTACCCGTACCCCCTTGGGGAATACTCAGAGGAGTTGTTAATCCACTAAGAGACGTAATATCACTATTAGCTCCTGAATTGGCTTTCCCTACTAATTCTGTAGCAACAGCAAGAGGAAAGCCTCCGGGAGTCACTCCATCATGCACTACTGCTGTCTTTTTTGTTGTATCAATTGTCAGCTCTGCTTGTGCTCCTGTGAAGCCTACATGTTGTGCTGTCGTACCTCTACGAAGTCTCACTTCTGTTGCCATAATTTTCCTTAAACAATGGAACCGAAGTCCCGATTAAAATATGTTGTCTCATCTGCTACGCTTCCAAAGTCATAAGCTATAGCATCAAACCCAATTGTACCGCCTGCTAAACTGTCTGCAATACTGTCTGTTAACGCATAAGAGTCTGCAGCATCAGTAGCAGAAATAAAAGCACTATTGGCACTAATTTCTGCATCGTCTGCAAACCCTTCTGCCTCTAAGGCACTGGCCGCTGCTGAGGCAGCATCCTCTGAAGCTTGAGCAAGAATAGTAGAAAGATCAACTCCATTAACAGAAAAGCTTCTTAATACGTATATGTCCCTGACATTATAAATATCTCTACTATTCCCATCAATATCAGTTTGTAATGTATTAGGCTCTCCTACTGGATTATCTCTATACAGCACTTTATTCTGAAACTCTTGTTCAATTTTCGCAAAATTATCATTAATAGCTGCTAGGTTATATCCACTAGTAGGCTTGCTTAATACAATTTTCATAATTTTTCTTTCTAAAAATTTTTATACGTTGTGGACATTAATATTCTAATTCCTTATATATCTCTATACGTCCTTCGGACATTCTTATGTACCTTTAGGTACGTCTATAAATATCTCCTCATGCCTACATCTGAGCATATACCTCAGAACACATAATTTTGTTGAGAAATTTAGGAGGTGCAATGCACTATAGCACCCACATTTTAAACCCCTGCCTACCCCTTGAGCATACACTCATGTATACAACTGAGAATAATTCTCATGTAGATTCAGCGATAGGCTAAAGCTATTGATAAATAGGTTGCAATACACCCCACCTATAACATTCATTATTCCCTCAGGTTATCATTCATATA